GTTGAATAAACCTGCAATGGCTTCTTTGCCTTTGCCGATAAGTTCAATGGCTGTGCCAATTTTTTCTAATGTGACTGCCAGCAGGTTTAGACGCCCGCCATTTTCGCCGTCACCAAATGAAGCCAATGTGAGCAAAGTGCCGCCAACTTTTTCTTGGAAGTTGCCCCATGCAAGGCTAAGGACTCCTACTTGTCCAGAATAGGTTGAAAGATAGGCAACGCTCGAACCTGTGAACTGGTCGTTCATAATCTTTTGAATATCAGTAAATGAGGCTGCTTTTAGAGCTGCTGCATCCAAACCAAGATAATACTTTTTGAGTCCTTTAGTATTGCCCACATAGGCTTGAGCAAGGTCATTGCTAACTGTGGCTAAGTCCTCGCCTGAGCCACGACTTACCTCGATGGCTGTGTTAAGAATAGATTGAGTTTTGGCTAATGATCCAGTTGTGCTTAATAGAGCTTGAAATGCTGGTCGCAGTTCATCATCAGCTATTTTGGCGGTTTGTTCAAGGTTGTTTATGTAATCTGCCACATAAGGGTTGGCAAACTCCATGCCAAGATTTTTGACTGCCAAAGCCAGTTTGGTAGCAGCCTTTTCATCGTCTAGGAATGCCTTTAATGAGGTTTTACCAAAATCTGCAACTGCTACCGCTGAAAGGCTTACACCTAAAACCTTGAGCGACTTATTCAGTTTGGCAGCAGCGGTCTCGGCTTTCTTAAAACCTCGTGTGTCAGCGGTTGAGGCAATTTTAATTTCTTCGCGAATGACTGCCATTATGCTGCCTTCCTAATATTGTCGTTCATTCTTTTTCTAAATTCTGTAACTGCTACGTCAATGGCTTTATTGACTGCGCCTTCTGCTTTGCCCTTATTGTTTGCCCAAGCGCGATAAATTAAGCGACCGCGACCTTTGAGGCTGCCTACCAATGGCGGCAAGTTTTTAATGAACTGCTCGCCAGCTTTAGGATTGTTGGAATGGCTGTACCGATGGCTTGCGCTTCCTTTGCGACCAACCCATTGTTGTCCGTTAGGGTTTGCCCGACCAGCGCCCTCATAGATAGAACCTACTCGGCTGTTGTTCTGCACACTTGCCATTGAGCTGAAACCATTGCTATTTATCTTGCTTGGCGTAGATGAATAACGAATGCCAGCCTTAATGGTTGATGCGTTATACATCGGAAATGAGCTTTCGCTAAAAGCTCTGGCTTGCCAACCCGACATTGGTGAAACGGCAGGTGCATAACCTTTAGCTTCACGAACAACTGGGCGCAAGGCATCGCCTATTTCTTTTTTCAATGACTTTTCAAGGTCTGGCGTAAATCGCCGCATGGCTTTGCGTAGGTCAGCGTTTCCGCGAATTTCTAATCGAATCACGCTGCTCCTTTGCTATGTCCTTCAATACCTGTATATGAGCCTTGAAAGCCATCGGAGAAAGTCCCACGATGCTTTCGAAAGAGACTCCATACTCGTAACTTAATCTAGTTGCGAGATAGGTGAGGGAGTCTCGATCTAGCCTAAAGGGGAGGACTCTAATACCTCAACACTTCTCAGCGTTGAAATAAAGTCTTCACCAAAAGGCTTGACAGTCTCACCCGAACGTCTAATTGCTTCCCAGCACAACCAATAAATATCAGATTGTTTCTGATCCTCAATGAGTGCTTTATGAAAGCCTTTCTTGGCATATTGCTCAAAGGAATACTCGAGGATTGGAGTTATTTCGAACTCCTGCACCTGTCCGTCAGCCCTTGTTACTTTAAGTTTTGCCATAGCCCTTTATCTCCTTTTTAGAATGTGCCTGAAGTTGCTACTGCAACAGTACCAGAGACGTTCCAAGTTACTGACTGCATTCCGAGATCACCAGTTGCGCCGTTGATATCGGTTGTGTTGTTCACAAGGCAAGTCATTGTGTAGAGAGGGTTGGTTGCTGAAACTGCTGTGCCCTTTTCTTGAAGCAAGACAACTGTGACGTTTGTGCCCCATGCAGCCTGAAGTGTCTGCAATACGTTGGCTGTTGCTGTGTCGTTGAGGAAGTCAATAGTCACAGATGATGCTTCCAAGCCTTTGACGAACTTGTGTCCTGAATCGCCCATTGCTGTTACTTCAAGTTCATCAAAAGTGCGGTTCAAAGTCACGCTTTGAACGTGGTCTGAGAGATCGACTGAATTAACCTTAACGCCGACCTTGTTGTTTAGAAATACTGCCATTTAGGTTATTCCTCGTCTTTCTTTGTGGTTGGTTTTGGTGCTGGTGCTGCTGGTGGAAGCTGACCGATTTTCGCTAGGAAGTCGGCTTGTTCCTTTGTCCAATCGTCCATTCGATTAGCTCCATTCCGTTAAAGTGCTTACTGCAATGTCGCAGGTAAGCAAATCGCCTGTTGGTGCATTCAGAATCGCTGGTGCGCTGACTGCATTGACTTGAAAAGATATTGAGGATGCTGCAAGCAATTGAAAGACACGCACAATGTCGTCCTCGATGCCAGCAAGGTTGCCTTGATTATCAAGCAATGGCACAAGAATAGTTATCTTGAAATTAGCCAATGGTGCAATGGTTGAATACTGGTTGTTGTTCGGTGTTAGGTATGGATCGGCAGGGCTGACAATAACGCTGTTGGCAATAGGCGTAGCAGGTGGGTAACTGAACACCGAATACTTGGTGTTATCAGTAAGTGCTGCCGCTATTGTGCTGCGTAATGT